TCTCAAAGTCATAAATCCCACAACCCCATTAAAGCATGTCATCCATTCATCTTGATCAGTTAAATTGGGAGCTGAACCATGGCGGCGTCTACCATAGCGGACTCCGTTTTAACCTCAAAGAATTCTTTGACATACACAATGTGCCTGGGGACGGTAATTGTCTATTTTACTCTTTGAGCTATCTGATGTTTGACACACTTGCAGAGTGGAGATCATTAAAGACAACTATTGCTAACTTTGCATTAACTAGTTGGAACCAATGTACCCTTGCCAAGCTTGACTATAAAACACCACAAGAGTATGTTGCAGACCTAAATAGAAACTACTACTGGGGAGGCACAATTGAAGCAGAAATAGTTAGTTTGGCACTGAACACTACAGTGGTGCTATGGTGCACAGATGTCTTAGATAATGTTGTTGATGCTTTCAAGTACGGTCAAGAGCCCGTATCCAGAGCCTTGAACCTCAGGCTTTCTAATGCTCATGTATCTCCATTGAAAGTGACGCCGATACAAAGTGAACCTGCTACTGTGAGTGACCCTCCTTTAGTGCAAGATGTACTATCTACCATCATTGTTGACGATGAAGATTCTCTTGAGGACATGTTTCTTGATCAGCCTGAGGACACAGCTGAAGAAGACAACAAAGTGACAGAAAGAGGGAAAAGAGAGGATCTGTTCAACAAAGCATCTGTTAGCAAGATACTGACAATGGCCAAAAAGGCTGTAGAAGACAATAGCAGCGTGTCAGTTAGAGTTGGTAGAGTGCTGTTCAGACTGTTTAGTTGTAACGTGTCACTAAGCATCCAGGACAACACACTGTCTATAAAACCCAGAGATGAGAATCACCCTAACAAGGACTTAGACTTGTCGAGACTGGCACACGTACTACTGACAAACGACAAGAAGTTGCAGGAATCCTACTGTAATTTACTGTTAGTGCTTGACAGAGATCTACTGCAATTTCTCAATGTGCCAGAACTCTTAAGGATAGCACTACCAGGCACCTGCGCAAGCCAGTATTTTGACCTAATGCATCCTGACTTTATTTATGACCTATGCCTGCTTGTTGTGGCCATTCTACTCAGCACATTCTTGTACAAGACAGAGTACTGGGTCAAACTACAGTTCATAAATAGTGCTGTTGCACCAAGTCGTTTCTTAACCAAAGATGCTAAAACGCTTTTGAAGAAATACAACAACAAGCTGCTGTATGAAGGCCTCACAAAGTTTATATCAACACTTTGCAGCAGTTGTTTTGGAGACTTTGTAAATGAAGTGATTGAGGCTTTAAGGGAAATGCCACCTACTGGACTGTTGGTTCTCAAGAACCTTAACCTAGACACTGTAAGACTATCTGACTACAGGAACATCTTGAATGACCTAAGAGTTGTGTCAGTTGATCAAGATTTTTTCAGATTGGATGAGCTACAAGAAATTAAAAGACTAATAGATGCATTATATGACATTAGAGCTTGCAAACTGCCACTTTCACATGACCAAGTCCCGACATCTGTTGTTACTTATATGGACTGTGAAGTACAAGACCTGTTCAAAACACACTCTGGTAAAATGGTCAGACAGGTTAAACCTTCAAACCTGGAGATGATAGTAATAAAAAAGTTTTTCCAAAAGAAACTGATGATGAAGTTTGTTTCCTTGCAAGGTAAGGCTTATTCAGGTGCAACTGTTAACAATGTTCTAGCCTACTGTAACAATTTATATTTAACAAAGGAACAGCTTGGGTTCGACATAAACGACATAGAACAGCTGCGCTGTGAAATGGTTAGGCTAAGAAGCTTGTTAAGCAACGAATTGAAAGAACCGGTTGCCATCATCTGTGACAAACTGGAACAGAACTTTCAAAAGCTATTTGAAAAACTACCAGACACTTGTAAGTCGGAGTGCAAATCCTTGTATGAAGACATCAGAAATTCTGATAACCATGCATCTGCATGGAAGTCAGCACTGAGACTCAAAGGGCTGGCTTATGAAGGTCTCATGGCTCAATGTTACAATCTTGCGTATATACCTGAGGACTTAAAACCAACATTAAGTATGATCATACAAACCTTATACCCTTCTAAATTCATACAATTCTTGGAAAGGACACATCTACATCCCGAGTTCAGAGATGTTGTCCCTGACTTTGTTGTTACACAAAAGCTTGCTATGAAGGTAGACACAATATCACCTCAAACTGAAACACAACAACTTACTCTAGATCCAATGGCAGATGAGGATTCAGCAGAAGTTATACCAGTAGGTAAGAAAAGATTTCCTTTGCCATGTCATGCATTCAAAGAAGTGACAAACGTTCACTGGCTAAAGGAACACCTAGAACAGAGGAAATCAGTGACTCAAAGGACCACTGGGCTCACTATCTGTACCACGGATGTAGCCATTGAGAATGCAATGTCAGAGTCAGTGCCAGAACTGCTTATCCTGGAGGTGGGGTACCAGACAGATGTTGAAGGGAAAGTTTCTTCTGACGTGAAGAAATGGAGTGAAATAATAAAGCTACTCAAATACCTAGAGATCAAAGCAACATTGGTTGCATGTGCGGACTCAAGTGAATGTCCATCAAATGACTGGTGGATCAAGGAAGAGTTTGTCAAACTATTAAAAGGCTCTGTGAGTTACCTATTTAGCCAGCTCCAGCTGAATTCGCCTAGTGATGTGACAGATATAGTTGTGGGCTCAATCAGTACACAAAAAATACGCTCAATGTTAAAGTCCGGAACTGCTGTTAAAACTCCAGTAACAACAAAGGAGCTTAAAGAGTGTTGGAAAGAACATAAAGTAGAAATATTAAATAGGCCAACAGGTGTAAAACTTCCTAAAAGGTTTGAAGAAATCTTTGAGATTGCGATGGTGGAAGGTGTTGTGGTTGAGAAGAATGCAGCAAAAGAAGTTGTTGACCACATTGTGGCAAACTCAAATGCTCTCATTCAGGAGTTTGAGAAGACTAAATATAAACATGAGGTGAATGCTTTGGAAGTTACTGCAACAAGGATGATTAACTCCTGGCTAAAGGAAGATGTTGCAGCATCTAGGTGCAAACAGTGCAAGAAAAGGATAATCGACAGTACCAAAGACTACATAAATGCATCAGACATAACACTGACACTATCACATGAACTTCCTTTCGAAACTCACCCTGACTGCTGCCATACTCAGAGAATTGAACAAGATGTCAAAAGTTACTACAGTAAGCGAGTGATATCATTTGACTGCCTTGAACACAAGGAGCAGCATGCAGCTGACGGTAGTGAATATAAAACCACAGCATTGGACAGACTGGTGAGATTGACTCTACCAGGCAAAACAGAGAAAGAGAGGAAGATAAAAAGAGGTGTAGAACAGCTTATAAGGTTGTGTATTGAATGTTCAAATATATCAGTTATCAAACTGCCCAATGGGTTGATAGTAGGACAAAAGAAAGAAATTCTTGCCACTAAAGGACCAGTTGGAAAGAGACTTAAGGAACCCATGCCACTAACACAAGAGCAGCAGGTTAAATTGGAGAAGTTGAAACAGCAGCTCTCTAGAGATAAAATGAAGACCTACTCTGAAACTTGCAAAGATGTAATACAAGAAGTACTGAGCTCAATAAACACACAGCAAGCTTCCAAATGTAGATTGGACCCGGCCTGGGTAAAGAATGTCATGCTTGACCTTAAAGTGGACACTGACGATGTCTCTATCATGGAAAAATTCCTAGAAGGTATAAGTAGAAAGAAGGATGTTGCTATCAACAATGATAAAGTAATAATCCCATCACATGAAAACTTTATATGGTATATACAAGATAAACTGAGGGACATGGGTCATTGTACATCTAAAGTCTTTAACTTAGACTGTGTTATATTCAAAGAAACTATTGTGGAGTGTGTAACAAGATTGTTTGACTCACCATACTGGGACTGTATGGAGACCATTCAAAGAATAACAGAGCAGCTACTAGAATTCACCTGGTATCAAAAGCTGATTTATTACGGGAAACTTTGTGAAACTTTTTTACAATGTTGTACAGAGTTTTCTCGTTCAGGCATCAAGGTTATGAAAATCAGACATACCAGTGCTAACTTAGCCATTAAGGTGCCTGCAAATAAAAAAGAAAACATGAAGTGTATTGTTTACGACTCTAACTTCACACCGATAACCCAAGTCTTCATGCTAAACAGAAGAGTGGCTGTGCTAGGTGCAAGCTATTATTACATCATTGTCATCATCTTCATACAATGCCTACAGCATGCAAGGTGTATACAAGCAGCTAGGACAGGGCAGTTCACCAGTAGAATTTGTGCCAAAGTAGGACAGATGGGTGATAAGCTGCTAAAATGCATGAGCCTGGCATATAAAGGGCTGTTTAAGGAGTCTCGTGAAGTTCTTGTAGAAGTATGTAAGCTCAACGGAACCTTTCTAAACACAGGAACAGATGAACACTATGTATCTGTCTTTGCCGGTCTATCCCTAACCTACTCAGTACTACTGGGAGATGCACTGGTTTTGAATTCTCAGCCCTTCAACAAACAGCTCCAAATGATGAGATTTGGCATGTTAAATGGAATTAGTATGTTGTCATCGCCAGATGAGTTGGGAAAAAAATTCCACTCCTCCTGTAGAAGAATAGAACTTGCTGTTGCAAGAATCTATCTGCAACTGATCACTTATAGCTGCTGCTTTGATCCTGAAAGAAACTGTCGTGAGTGGAAGCTAAATGACCTGTGTCCAAACACTAGTATGCCTAGTTTGTCCATCTTTGGGCATTTTATAAATAGTGATAGGCAGCTCATCTTTGATATATACAATGTACATATTTACAACAAAGAGATGGACAATTTTGATGAAGGCACAATAAAAGTGTTAGAGGAAACTGCAGAACGCCACATGACATGGGAGATTGACGTTGCCGACTGCTGCCACAAGATAGAGGAGGCTGACCGAGGCAGCAGGTGTCTAAGACTCCTTTTGGGACTCCCAAACATTAAAAGGGCTGCTATAGACAACAAGATCGGTTGTGATGATGATGCACTCTCCGATATATCTAGTATATCTAACAAGTCTTTAGACACGGACAGTACAAGCCAGTCTAAATTTAAATCTTACTTTGGGCGAGTTTCAATGTTAAAAAAGCCCTTCTCTATCAACGACTCACTTGATGTGGTTAGGTTTGATAAGCAAGATTATTCACAGGCAGTGACAGACAAGTGGACTTACAATGTTTACAGACCAAACAAGTCATCAGTCCTTAAAGACTCTATAGAGGTAATAAGAAAGAACCCGAGCCATACCATGGGTTGTTTTGAACTAGTGCAATGTTTTACAGAGCTTGCAAGAAATAAATTCCCTAATGAGTCCATTGAAAAAACACGAAGGCACCCAAACAATTACATAACTGTTTCAGAGGTAACTGAAACCACTAGCATAGTTGCAAGTCCTAGGACACACATCATGCTTAAAGATTGCTTAAGAATCTTAATGGGACTTGAAAACAAGAAACTAGTAAAGATGGTAAGAGGGAAGTATCAGAGGTTGGGGCTAAGCCTGAGCCCTGACAACCCTAGGGCTCAAAATTTAACTGACTTACTGCAGACAGTAGATGAACTGACAGATCATCAAAAAGAAAATATCCTGAAAGGTATAACTGAACCTTCAAAACTCTCCTTTTTTAGCTGGAAGGAGATAATAAAGAAGGATGTTGAATCAGCACTGATAACTCAAGATGGCAATTACATCTACTGCTGGATAAAGTCTTTGGGTCATATGGTTAAAAGGTCCCTCAAACGATACATTAAGGGTTTACGTTACGACATAAATTCGCCACAACGGGGAAAACTAACGGAGGCAGCAGAAAGGAAGTTTGGAAAGGATGTTGTGACAAGCTGTATAAATTTTATTGATGCTCTAAAGAAAACAATCAGAGGTGACCCTGACTGTTTTGCCGGATGTGATTCAAGTCAGTTATTAGAACTGTGGTCTGGTTTCATGTTGGAATGCCGTGACTGTGAACTTATCCTCGTGCCAGGATTCAAAGCAGTGCAAAAATGTTTAAATGCTCTTGAAGAGATTCTGGATAAATACAATGAACTCACTGTACTCAAAGAAGATTTTCCTTCACTATGTTTTACTAGAGAGGAAGTGGACCTGAGGAATTCTGAGGCAAACTTTATCAAAGAGAACAACAGTGAAATAATGAAAATTGTGAATTGTCTCCTTTTCATCTGTTTAACATGTCCTTGGTGTCTACACTACAAATCCATGGAAAGTTTAATGAGCAAACATCTAGATGCTGATTATAGGCTCGATGTTGGGAATAAAGAATTGAAGAAACTGCTAGAGTCACCAATCAGCAACACATGGATTCATGCAATATCTAAGGTTCTTAAGTCCTCAACTAATGTCAACACTGAAGTGCTTGAGGATAGTTCAGGGGCTATTACAAGCAGAAGGCTAGATAGGCTTTGTAGATATGTCTGTGCTATCTTCACATCAAATGCACATCCAATAAGTTGTGCACTTAATCAAGGCAGTGCAGAAGATGTTGCAAGAGACCAAGGACAGATAGTCGAAAGAGTGAAAACAGTCCTGGCTAGACTGGGCATTACTTCTGTTGGCACTGACTTCACTTGGACCTGTCATCTTATTGCTAATAGCAACTTTGAAGTAAGTAAGAAACTAACAGGCAGAACGACAGGTGAAAGGCTACCAAGGAGCGTTAGAAGCAAGGTCATTTATGAAGTCATCAAGTTAGTCGGAGACACAGGCATGGCAGTACTTCAGCAGCTTGCCTTCTCGACTATACTAAATGTGAATCATAGATTCTTTGCAGTCCTTGCACCTAAAGCTCAACTGGGAGGTCATAGAGATCTATTGGTTCAGGAGGTTGGGACAAAGCTAGTGCATGCAGCAACAGAAATGTTCAGTAGGACTTTATTATCCACTACGAATGATGATGGGCTTACAAATCAGCACCTAAAGGAAACGATATTGACAGCAGGACTCAACAAGATAAACTTAATGATCAAGCATCACGGTGAGGTAATAGCAGAAGGATCAGAATTGAGACAGTTCTTTAGAGTTATGTGCATATCAGGAGACAACACAAAGTGGGGGCCCATTCACTGCTGTTCAATATTCAGTGCAATGATGCAGCAGCTGTTAAAGGACTTTCAGGACTGGAGCTCTTTTTACAAATTAACCTTTCTTAAGAACTTGTTCAGGCAAGTTGAAATTCCATCTGCATCTATTAAAAAGATTTTAAATGCTTTCAGATACAATTCACATGGTAAATTCAATGTAGATGAGCTTAGCGAAGTTCAGCTGCGAGAAAAGCTGCTGGAATCTATGACAATATGGGAGTCACAGCCCATAATAAAATTCCTAGTGGCAACATATATTGCTCAAGGTAAGTGTGCAATGACAAGCTACAATCACATGGGCCAGGGCATACATCACGCAACTTCTTCTATCTTAACTTCCATCATGGCTGAAGCATCTACTTGCTTCTTGGAAACATACCTCACTAAAAGATTTCCAAAGTTAACAGTAAGTGTAGAACATGCCGGCAGCTCAGACGATTATGCCAAGGTGATTACACTGTCTGGTGTTGTAGAAACAGCTACATTTGACAAATATAATGAGTCCTTCTGGCCCATCATGTGCAAGGTGAAAAATCTTATGGCAGCAGTTGGGAGAGTTTGCCAGATGAAAGATTCTGCCAAAACACTCTGTGGAGACACTTTTATTGAATTCTATAGTGAGTTCATGTTAACACACCGAATCACACCTGCTGTAATCAAATTTATACTCACAGGCTTGATAAATAGCTCTGTTACATCCCCTCAGAGCATGTCTCAGGCCTGTCAGGTCTCATCACAACAGGCTATGTACAATAGTGTGCCATTACTTACCAACATAGCTTTCACTTTGCTTAGGCAACAAATGTTCATGAACCACACAGAACATTTTAGTAGGAATTACGGACTGCTTACCTCTGGATTAGTTTCCAGCTTTGGAAGGCTTTTTGTTCCAAAATTCAGTAATTTAATCACATCATCCATTGCCTTAGAAGATTCTGAGACGATAAGCACAGCCCTTAGGGATATAGCCTCAAATGAGCTAGAATTTCCTACAACAATGGAGGAAGTAAAGCCACCTGCAGATCATAAGGAGAGCAAACAAGATGTGGATGAAGCAGATGCAGCTGAAATCGGTTCCACTTCTAGCGTTAGTCTTACCAGCGGTTCATCTCTGTCCTCAGGCTCAAGCTTTTCCTTTAAGACTGACAGAAATTTGAATAGCACCGAGCAAGAATATCTAAAAACAATCAGGTCTACTATAGAAGAAGTAAAGAGTAGGGCAATTTCAGAATTGTGTTCAAGGTTAGTGGGTGATATCAATTCTTTAATGATCATTGACAAACTGAAGAAATCCAACTTGGTAAACTCATGTGAGTACCTTTCAAAAGCAAAGGACAATCCTCTCCTGCTAATACATAGAGTCAGATGTATCCTCTTAAGTGTAATTGCATCGTATTACAGAACATTCAGCAGTGAAGGAACAGAAAAGACAGTGAAGGCCAGTCTAAACAGAGACAATAATACTATCGTTGAGGACCCTATGATTCAACTAGTACCGGAAAAACTAAGAAGGGAACTTGAAAGGCTAGGCCTTTCAAAAATGACAGTCGAGGAGCTCATACCAACCCCATGCTTTGATGAGGAATTTTCCTCTTTAGTGTCTAAACGACTCATTACAATGAACTGTGCAACAGAAAGCTATGAATCAGAAATATCCCGCCTTAAGCAGACTTTAACGTCAAGGAATGTGATACACGGACTGGCAGGTGGCATAAAAGAACTTTCTGTCCCAATTTACACAATTTTCATGAAATCTTACTTTTTCAAAGACAATGTTTTCTTTGATCTAATGGATCGATGGAACACCAAACATAGCTCAAACTACAGAGACAGCATGGGAAGGAAGCTAGAGGGCAAAATTGTGACAAAGTTCAGCTACTGGCTAGAAGTTTTCTTAAGCTGCAATCTAACTATAGGCATAAGATCAGAAGATGGCCCAGTCAGTCTATTTGATCCAACACTAAAGTCTATCTCAGTTGTCAGGCACAGCAAAGCTGCACCAGAGCTAACCATTGATCCAAGAGGCACTGACACAATGTGTAAAGAGTTCGAGAATTTATCACTACAGTTCTCGGATAACAACAGACATAAACTGAAAGTTCTTGAGAGTGCAAGACATAGAATGGAACTTGACTCTAACAAAGTGGTCATAGTTAAAAGTAGCATCTTCTCATCCACAGATTCAGTGAGAATTGATAATAATCCTGCTGTGGTGATTGGCTATATGATAAATGAGGCATCACTGACAGAACTCAAACCAGTTAAGGTGGACATGAGTAGATTAATTCAAGATCGATTCAAGATTGTTCTGTTCTATCCAACACTTACTGATTTGGTGTCTAAAATTACAGCTGAAAGCAAACAGACATTTGAACTAAATCAAATAGCTGATCTGGAGAAGGCTGAGCAATATGCAAGAAATTTAACCATGCTCTGCCGAATGGTGCAGCAAAACAAATCTAAACTAACAAGCTTTTACATGATAAAGACATCTAGTTTAACCAACGAGCCAACTGTTGCTGAGCTCATAAGTTATGGAGTGAAAGAAGGAAGCTATCTAGCTCTGGAAGATCAAGAAATAGACACAAGCACTTACAGTGTCAGATACTGGAAAGTCCTGCAATGCATTTCATGTATTGCCAGCCTACCTATAGGAGACAATGAGAAAACCAGTCTGCTCATTTCCTTTTTAAACTGGAAGCCATCTATTTCACAGCTTGACTGTAACTGTGGCCTGCACAAGTACGACAAATCCATACTGGAGGAGTTTGATGACAGGGTTGTCATGAATGTACTGTCAAGTGAATTGCCAAGCATCAGAAATGAGCGGGAACGTGAAGGAGTTAAGGATTTAATTGATTTTGTTGCATTCCCAAATCAGTTAATAACAAGGAAGCCTTATTTAGGCGTGACAGAAACGTTTCAGAAGTGGGGAGAAGGACAAAAATCAGGAAAGTTTGTATTTAGCAGTTCTAGTGGTGAATCTACCGGAATTTTTATCTCTGGACAATTGCATATAGCACTCAGCAATGATAGCCCAAGCTTACTCCACCAGGTGGAGAAGAGAGTATTAGAATGGTTGGGGCACTTGAGGTCTGAGATTGTTTCAACCGAACAGCACAGCACCTTTATGTCTCTTCTCTGTGACATCAACAGTGTTAGTAGAAAGGTTACAGACGGTAGACTAATGACACCTAAGTTAGATAGCACCAACCCGAGATTTTTAAAACTATCACCTATCACACCAAAAAAACCTTGCAAGGTGGTTAGGGTTAAGAAGGGAATACTATCAGTACGCAAAGAAGTTATTAAGGAGATTCAGTCTGAACCAAGGCTGCTTTGGAAACCCAACTCAATCACAATCATCTATGATGAGAATGTAGAGTCAATCACCTATCATGAACAGATATTCAACATACACAGGTTGGTAAATCAGGTAATCAACAAAGAAAACAGACTGCCAAGCACTTTTTACCAGGACAGTAAAGTAGTACTGTCCAAACTACGACTCCAACCACAGATGTACATTAGCTCTGTCTCACTAATACACTGTTTCTTCTGTCACACTTTGAAGGACTCTGTTCTTGAGGCTTGTAGCAAGAGTGCGGTGCTCACACAATATCTACACAGTGGCTTTAGGTCAGAGTCTAAAGAGAAGCAAAGAATTCAAATAAAGTTAGTCGATAGCTCACTTGACACTAAATCTAACACAAAGTTTCTAGACAATGAAGCTGTATGTAAACAGTTAGCTGATCAGCTAAATTATCAAAATGTGAGTGAGAATGCATGGCCAGAGGTTCAAAAAATCTTGGATGAGAACGGTTATCATCAACTCAGCGTTGGTTTGGAATGCAAACCCAACACTGGTCATTTGGTTTGGACAGTCACACAGGATGCTAGCTTGGGGTACAGTGCAGTGCAAACTTCTTTTAGACAATTTGTGAACTCTATATGTTCTCTTGTATTGCCAAGGTGCCTATCACCTTTCTTAACAGATGGTGAATTACTAGGTCAAACCTTGAGCTTGTGTGAATCTGCCAAAAGAGAAATTAGCCTTCATTCATTAAATGACAAAGATCTCTCGGCTATTTGCTGTATAGCAGCTTACATGTTCGACACTGACAATGCGGTTAGAAAGGAGCTCTGCTTTAGTAACCAAGGACTTTTCAATATGTGCACGAGTTGCACATTTGATATCAATGAGTATGCAAGTGTGACATTCTCACAGGAGCCAGAACAGGCTGTGCTAACGTGCAATGTGACAACTACACCTACACTAAAGCAGAAGTGGAATGAAAGAGGCCTAACACAGTCTCAAGCTAGAATACTAACTTCCTACAACAAGATATTCAATGCAGTAGATACCGTTGCAAAAGTCGGAATCAACTGTGATTCATATTCTGTTGTTAAAGTTAACAATATTAATGTGGCAAGGTTCTGTATCAGTTCCAATAGGGCGCACCTAACATCATGCACAAAATTGTTTCATGGCCTTACCGGCAAGCCATTAGAACTCTTGATTGAAGAGTTGGCCTGCTTTAATCTCTGTCTTCTGCTCTTGGGCAAAAACTTTACACAGCTTTGTGACAGGAGATCAGTTGAATTCCCAGAAGATGTAGATGACTTCACTGCTGAAGAGCTGTTTGGAGTTGACCTGAGTCCATCTACAGTTAGTCACAGCAGAGTCTTAGAAGGAAACTCATTAGGCAGAGAATCTGAGCAGTCAACAGATGAGGGCACTTACAGTTTCGACTGGTAATTGTGCTACAGGACAGTGTGAACAGAGTTGACTCAATGTCCTTGAATGGCCATTAACAACATAGTGTAGAAGCATACAACAGAATCCACCTCATCCCGAAACTAGTGAGAACAAGACTGCAAAGAAATAAAATAAATAAAATAAAATAAAATAAAAGTGAGAGGTAAGAAGGATAGGACCAAGAGAATATAAAGTCAGCGGCAAATAAGAGATTCTTCCAAGAATTAAAACAATGGAAAAGGAAGAGAGAGAAATGGAAGAGGGGAAAAAGAGAGAAAGAGGAAAAGAGAAAAAGAGAGAGAAAGAGAGAAAAGAGAGAAGAGAGGAGAGAGAAAGAGGAAGGAAAGGGAAGAAGAAGAGGAAAGTATAAAAGGGGTATGTGGGAACGATTACTTTGAGA